GATACAGCGACTACAACGGATGCTGCCGCAACGAGTGATGCAGGTACTACGTTCTATATGAACAGTCCCTCTACCGCTTTGATGGACGCCTCAAATACAACGTACACCCCTCAAGAAATATCTACACCTTTAGATTCTACAACAACAACAACAACCCCTGCTGCAACAGCAGCAGAGTTACAGCGTCAGACTCTTGAGTATGTACAACCTACAGAAATAGTTCCAGTAGAGAACAGTACTGCACCGTATGCAGTTTCTCTGGATTCTGAAGCAGCAACTTCACTAGGAAGAAAGAAACGTCCGACTAGTGTATCAGCATCGTTGGGGTTCTAATATGGGATTTAGTAATACATCAACAACTAGAGCCTTAGCCTCTAAGATTGTACCTAAATTAGAAGCTGACTTAGGAACACCTAGTGCTACAGCAACGGCTACAGCACCTTTAACAGGGACAGTGGCACCTAGTACAATTAAGACTACACCAACCCCTATAACGCCAGCTACGTCTTCACCAGCAGCATCTACTGTTGCCACATCTACGCCGACAACCGCACCTATAACCACTAGGACTACAACACCTACTGCAACCACAACACCTACTGTAGCTGCCTCAACTACGCCAGTTAAAACAACTACAGCTATTCCGGCTACTTCTACACCAACAGTAGCACCACCGGCAGCAGTGCAGACACCTACTGGTCTTTCAACCAATAAAACACCAGCGCGTATGCAGGTGGACTATGTACCTGAAGCGATGAATCAAACTAATCCAGAGGATATACAGCGGCAATGGAATGAAGCAAGTATTGGGGAAATTGGTAATACTACTGAGGATGGGACAACATTATCTACAAGAAAGAGACGTGGTGGTAAAGTCTCTACAGTATTAGGATTCTAACATGGCAGGACAAACATATGAGTCCTTGTTTGATAAGTATCAAGATGATTATGCAGTCATTAAATCGGAGTCATATGCTCGCTGGAGCGTACCTACAATCTTTGCTGATGTAGATATCCGTGAAGGTGATAGAGTACCAGTACAACGGGACTACCAGAGTGTTGGAGCTATTCTATTAAACTACTTGTCAAGCAAGCTAACGCAATTATTATTTCCAGCTAATCAGCCATTCTTTAAATTGGATGGTAGTGCAAAGCTGAATGAAATGTCACAAGCATTAAATATCCCTGTGAATAAACTCAGTGATAAACTAGCCGAGTTGGAGAATGCTGCATATCGCAGAGTCTTCATGGGTAGTTCTTATCACCAGTTGGGTCAGGCCATGAAACTCCTGATAGCCACAGGTAATGCTCTTATATTCAGAGACCCTAATAATCACAAGACAGTTACATACAGTTTACGTCAGTATGCTATGCTGCGTGATGGTGCAGGGACGGTACTGGATATCATACTTAAAGAACGTGTTGCTCTTTCCATGCTACCCGAAGAAGTTCAGACTATCTTTGCTGGTAGGGAAGAGTATGATTGTTTAAAACTATGGACACGAATCAAGAGAGAGCACGGCCCTATGGGGGATGTGTTCGTAGTAAGCCAACAAGTAGAAAGCTACGATATTGGTAAAGCTATTGTATATCACGAAAAGATTTGTCCATACATCCCCGTAGTTTGGAACCTTATAACAGGTGAGAACTATGGTAGGGGATTAGTAGAGGACTACGCAGGGGACTTTGCTAAACTATCAGAACTATCTGAAGAGTTAGCAATGTATGAGATTGAAGCCTGTAAAGTAGTTCACTTAGTAGCTCCGGGCTCTGGTGCTGACGTAGATGAGTTAGCCACAGCAGAAAACGGTGCGTATGTTCAGGGTAGACCAGCAGATATTCAAGCTCATGAGGCAGGTGATGCCAATAAGATTGAACAGATATCTCGTGAACTTCAGTCTATATTCCAACGCTTGGCCCCAGCTTTTATGTACTCGGGGAATATGCGTGATGCTGAACGTGTAACAGCAGAAGAAATTAGACGTAATGCAGAGGAGGCAGATGTTAGCTTTGGTGGTAACTACAGTGCGGTAGCAGATAATATGCAAACCCCACTGGCGTATCTCACCATCTATGAAGAAGAACCATCGTTCATTGATGAAGTAATCAAGGGAACTATTTCACTCGACGTGCTTACGGGTGTTGCCGCATTAGGCCGTACTGTTGCAGTACAGCAATTACTACAGGCAGCCAATGATATTAGTCTATGCTTACCAGTGTTCGCACAAGCAGACAAACGCTTTGACCCAGCACGTATCGTTGATATCATATTATCAGGTAGAGGTATTAAACAATCTGACGTATTCAAGACTGAAGAACAGTTACAGCAGGAACTCAAAGAGGCTTCTGCTCCAGTACCTAACCCTATGAATCCTACTGATGCTACTCAAGCATTACAAGAACAAGGTATCGTATAATGGATAACCAAAACTTTGTACAGGGCGTTCCACCTCAAGGTTCGCCTGTAATTAATCCAGCCACTAATCAATACTTAGAAGCTACCGCAGGTTCTCCTCCAGTAGCAGACCCTACGCACCAAGCCACACTAGATGAAATTCTACAGGCTGTACGTGGTGGTCAACGTATTCCAGAAAGGCAGGATGCACCCCCTGCTCCAGCACCACAGCCGGAGCAACAAAACATCACTTCTGATTTAACTCCGAATGATGTGCGTACTGGTAATGACGTACTAGATACAGCAGTATATGCGTTCGTTCAAGCTACTGGTACAACTAAAGCAGACCTTGACCAAGCAATTTCATCCGCAATGGAATATGGCGACCCACGTTTAATCGACCAGACTTTCTTGCGCCAACGCTTTGGTCAGAATGCTGAACAAGCTATCAAATTAGCACAGGCAGTGGTATCTCATATCGCTGAATCAACTAATCAAATGGTAGCAAATGTTCATAGTAAAGCTGGTGGTAAACCTCAATGGGACGCAGCAGTAGCAATGTTCAAGCAGACAGCACCCGCAGGGTTAGTTGAAGCTGCACGCAGAATGCTCGACTCAGGGGATAGGAATACCGCAGAACAAGCTGCAGACATGATTGTAGGTTATGTTCAGCAAGCAGGTATTAGACCTGATAATAATCAACTTAGAGGTTCTAGTGGCCTATTCTCTCAAGGACTTTCTGCAGGAGAGTTCCAACAGGCCGTTCACAAATTAAATCCAAACTCACGCACTTATAACTCCGACTATAGCCGTTTAATGGAGATGCGTAAGATTGGGAAACAAATGGGTAAATAGGAGATAACAAATGGCTTATACCGATTATAATGGTGTGTCTACCCGTCCGCATTGGGGCGGTGCTGATTCTGACGTAGACATTCATATTGAGGTGTTCGAAGGTGAGATTGATTCCGAGTTCGCGTATCAATCATTCTTCCGTGCAAACTCTAACTTCCGCTCAGTTCAAGACCGTTCAAATACTATTCGTATTGACCGTATGGGTAAACTGGGTATTAAGTCTCGTAAGTCAGGCGAGGCGTTAGAATCTCAGAAAGTCGCTAACGACAAACTGATTGTCACTGTAGATACTGTCGTGTACGCACGTACTCCAGTAGATTGGCAGGATGATTGGACTGCACCAGATTTCTTACCAGAACTGGGCCGTCAACACGGTTACGAACATGCTAAATTGTTCGATACTGCACACATCATCCAACTGATGAAGTGCCGTAACTTCGTAGCTCCTGCACATCTGGCAGGTGCGTTCTATAATGGTATCGAGAAACCAGCTACCATCAACGCAGACAAATCTATCTACGCTGAGAATATCCAAGATGCTCATGCACAAGGTATCACTGAGTTAATTAATCGTGACTTAGGTGCTGCAGTTGATGAAGCAATCACTGTATGTACTCCAGAAATCTTCGATATCCTGCTGCACCATGACAAACTCATGTCAGTAGATTTCAGCTCTGGCAACGGTGATTTCGCTAAACGCCGCGTAGGTTTCCTGAACGGTTCTCGTATCATCGAAACCCCACGCTTCCCATCTGCTGTAGAAACTGACCATATCCTTGGTACAGCGTTCAACGTAGATGCGGACGATATCGCATGTAAGATGCTGGTGTATGTACCACGTCTGACTCTGGTAGCTGTTGAAGCGAAAGCTCTGACTACCAACATGTGGCCTGACCCACAGAACTTTGCAAACGTACTGGATTCATATGCCATGTACAACATCGGCCAACGCCGTCCAGATGCAATGTTCGCAGTCAAAATGGTGAGCTAGTCCATAACAAAGCCTCCTCTAGTAGGGGGCTTGATTATGGGTTAAACTCGTAGGAGGTGATTCAGCGCAAACCCCACGCACAGTGGTAATGCGCGTATCTCGTATCTGTACGTTAAACAGACCCAAGCAATGTCGTGAGACATGGCGAGGATGATTCGACCCCAACCTCTGCTATGCACGTTGGGGTTTTCAATTGAGGAGAGGTTATGCAATTACTAACAGCCGTAAACCAAATCCTCTCCACTCTAGGTGAGGCTCAAGTATCCACTATAGATAGTCAGCATATGACTGTGTATAAGATTCTTTCAGCTCTTGAACTGCACAAACAGTTACTATTGGAGAGAGGTTGGTGGTTTAATACATGTACTGAAACAATGTACTTAGATACAAACAATCAACTAGAAGCACCCGTCAATGCTTTAAGTGTAGAGGATACCACAGGTACTCTTCTATTAACTATTAGAGATGGGATGCTTTTTAATTCCTCAGATAATACAGAATACTTTGAGGAGGCTATCACCATCTTCAGTACATTAAATCTAGCGTTCGAAGACCTACCCATCTGTGCAGCATCTGTTGTAATGAACCTTGCTAAGATACAGGTTTATACAGATGACTTGGGAGTAGATTCTGTAATCGAAGTAGCACAGGCAGAACTTAATAGAGATATGCGTCAGCTTGAAATGATGCACATCCGCTCAATGAGACACTCAACCAAGAACAAACGCTCTTGGGCTAAACTACAAAATGCATTAAGGGGTTAGTATGGCAATCAGCAATCATGTGCTTGAAGGTAGCATACCCTCTTTATTACAGGGTGTATCCCAACAGGTTCCGAGAGAACGTTTAGATGGGCAGGTTGGTATCCAAGTCAACATGGTTAGTGATGTGGTGAATGGGATGCGTAGACGCCCCGGAGCCCGTATGCTAAAGGCAGACGTCCTTAATGGTGCTACTCTTGTTACATCTAAAATCTACTGTGCTTATCACTCAGCAGGTGGTATAGGCAGACACGTTATAGTTAATACATCCACAGGTAAGTTAGAAGTATTCGATAATACCTTTACTTCTTTAGGCAGTTTAACAAATGCGTATCTGCAATCTGTTACTGCACAGAACATCCAATCTATATCTTTACGCGGTCGTGTGTATGTAGTAAATACCGAAGTAATTCCTACCGGTAATATATCTAATAGTGGTAAACAGAATCCCAATTTAACGGGGTTCTTTTTTATCAAAACAGGCGCATACAGCAAGACCTATTCAGTTAATATCACAACCTCAGGTGGTACTTACACAGTAAGTTACACAACCCCTGATGGTACAACTGCAGGCGATGCAGCATTATCCACACCAACCTATATTGCAACTCAATTAGTCAATGCCATTAATGCTAAAGGCACCCCTTTCGTAACACCATCTCAAAGCAGTGGTTATGTCTTCCTTATTTGTACAGGTAGTTATAATACCCTGACAGTAAGTACTGACTCTGGTATATCTTATATGAGTGCCAGTAACCAAAGTTCGGTATCCTTAGTATCCGACCTACCTGCACTGTTACCTACAGCAGGGTATAACTGTATGTGTGCAGTAGGCTCTACTGTAAGAACCGCAGTATGGTACAGGTACAATGGTGCTACAGGTGTATGGCTAGAGGATTCTGCATGGAATAGTATTACCTCCATTACTAATATCTGCGTCTCTTATAGCTTATATGGCTCAGTGGATATTCAGTTAGAGACAGGAGAAGGTCGTCTAGCTGGTTCTGATGAGACGAATGAGAATCCTGCTTTCTTAGATGTGGGGATAACGGGCCTCAGTGCATACCAAGGTAGGCTAGTTCTACTATGTGGTTCCGAGGTAGTCATGAGTGCTGCTGGTAAGCCTATGCGATTCTATCGTAGCACAGTAACAGAACTACTTGATGAAGACCCTATTGGTATTATGGCTGGTGGTGCAAGCGCAGCAGACTTCATGTATGCAATGCAGTTCAACCGAGACTTGCTGCTATTCAGTAGCACCTGTCAGGCTGTAATTCCCGGCACTAACGTCCCTATCTCGCCTAGCACTGCGCAGATTGTATTGACCTCAAGTTATGCAGGTGATAACAACTCTAGTCCTGTTGATACTGGTCGAAGCATCATGTTCCCTGTACCTATCTCTGGAGCCTTCGCAGGCTTCTTTGAAATGATTCCTAGTAACTACACAGCATCTCAGTACACCTCACTCGATATAACTCAGCATATACCTAAGTACATGCCGGGACGTGTCTTGAAGTGCGTAGGTAGTACCAACGTTGGTATGCTCTTGAGTATCTGCTCAGGAGACAGTATTGGGCTGTATGTTCACCAGTTCAAATGGAACAATGAGACTAAGATACAAGGTGCATGGCATAGATGGGAGATGCCTTATCCGATAGCATCCGTATGGTTTGCTGATGACACTATCATTGTGGCTTTGAATGCAAATGGTAAGTTAGCATTAGTAACAGTGGAACTGCAGACAGGTACAACCATCAATGGACTGTACAGACCACTATCAGACATCTATCAATCAGTAACAGTAACCAATGGTCAATTCACCGTACCAGAGGTTCTAAGAAGCGCTTACAACTCAGGCTATGATATCCTATTGACCTATACCTCAGGAACGCTCTCAGGGGCGGAGGCTGGCGTAGAGAGCATTAATACTAGTACATGGGTAGGTACAGTGCTACGTAATATACCAGATGGTACGTACTTCATTGGATTAGACTACACGAGTGTGCTTAGTCCTACTGCGCCTGTACTAAAAGACCAAGATGGGAATGTATTTGGTATGGATGCTACGCTAGTACGCTACATCCTACATACCGTAGATACAGGTGAGTTCGACGTGTACATCTACAACAGTGCCCTAGATTTAGTATCTGAAACACTGTCCCCTGTGTATAATGCTTCCCCTGATTTACAAATTGATTACCCATTGATAGGTACGCTACAGGATATTCCAATCTCTGTACATAGTGTCTCTCAAGATACAACAACGATATTCTCATGTAGTGGAGCATCTCAGATGTGCTTCTTAGGCATAGACTATATCATGCGGTATTATCCACGAAGAAGGAGAGTCTAATGTCTGCGACTCAAGGCCAATTGGCTCAAGCTACAGCTTCTTTGGGTACTTCCTTATTCGCTGGTATGGCAAAGGTAAAGAATGCCCAAGCGCAAGAAGCTCAGACGAATGAGCAAATCAAAATCTATAACAAGCAGCTTCTTCAAAAGAATGCTGAAGATATTAATGCTATCCAACTGCAACGGTCTGTATCTAGAATGCAGACCGTACAGGCTCTCTTTGCTGTAGAGCGTAAACGGGTAGAGGAAGTATCTGCTAAGAACACAATGCTGGCAGCTACCGATACAGTAGGTGCCAGTGCACGTCAATCTATAATGGCAGCAGAGGCGGCAGCCGAGGAATCAAAGAACGTATACATTCTGAATCAAAGACTTACTGAAGAGTCCCTAGATGCTCAGATTGGTTATACTACCTCATCTACTAAGTACTCACTGCAACAACTTAAATACGGTGCAGGTAAAGCAGCAGCTAACGAGGCTAGTGCTGCAAACTTCGGGGCTATTATGAATCTCGCTGCAGTCGCTATGTTATAATGGAGTAATGTATGCCCTTCTTAACTAGACAAAACATACAGTCTCAGCAGCAAGCACCACAGATTGCTAACGTGCAATTTCCGGGGGGTGCTACGCCACAGCTAAAGCAATCTCCCGAAACCCTTTCTAATGATGGTTTGTTTTGGGCTAGTCTTGCAAGTGGCTTAATGAATGCTGGTGCTGAGTACGTTAAAAGCTCAGAAGCTGATGCTTATATTCGTGGACAGGAAGATAGTACTGCTGGCAGGGAGATGCAAGCACAAAGCTTTATAGATACACTCGCATACAAGGAAGGTTACAATAAGATAACCAGAGCTAATCAGGTAGCTACCATGAAGCTGGAAGGTCAGCAAATGGCTTATGATTATGCTATGCAGGGTAAGGATACTGCTACCTTCTTACAAGACTATGAGAAGAAACAACAAGAGCTACTTCAAAAGGCAGAGCAAGATGGATTGAATCTTCGTAGAGAAGACCACCAAGCTTTCGTACAAGAGATAGCTCAGGCTAAATTCTCAGCACAGAAAACATTTAGTGATACAAGCCGTGGGCATATAGTCAACCTGAATATGCAGGCTATCAATCGAGAACTCAATGCTGGTATTAACGATGTACGTATGTCAGCACCCGCTCGGAAGGCAGAGCTACTCGACAATATGTTGATTCGTATCAATTCTGATGTCATGCTCACAGACCCAGCTAGAGAGGGTGTTACTGCGAGTCTATTCAGTGGCCTCTTATCTAATATGGATTCCAAGGAAGATGTACAGTGGGCTATTGACCATGTTACTAAATTGGAAGAGTTCACCAGCTTACCAATGGAACAGCAATCTAGCATCCTACGAGTAGCACAGACATCGTATGAGCAACAGGCTCAACGTGAATCTGGTATTGCTTACAGTACTGCCTTTGCATTTAATAATGCTCAGACTCTCCAAGAATTCGATACTCAGTTTCCACAGTCTCAAGTGTTTGCTATGATGGATAATGCTACTAATAGTAAAGTTATCTCTCAGGCAACCAGCTACAGCTTAAAGCAACAGTACATGGCTAAACGCGAAGAACTGATAAAGGCTCAGAAGACGAACTTGCAGTTTACTAGTGGTACGATTCTGGATGTTGCTTCCTATTCAGGCAGGGCAGTAGAACCTACTACAAGTGCTGCAGTAGAATGGTATGCGTCTAGACCGAGAGAAGATGGGCGTCCGTTAGGCTATGCTCGTGGTGGTTTAGCAATGTTCATTGATGGTATGATGTTTCAGGATGGTATCAGAAAACAGACTGGTATCATGATGCTTAATAAAGTTCTGGACAACTTAACCTCCATGGATGTTAGTGAACTCAAGTATGATAAAGATGGAAATCCTATAGTACGTGAAGACATTGCAGATGCTATGTATTCTGTACAGCAAATGTGGGAAAGACTACCACCTAATAATCGTAGTCTTATATTGAAAGACCTTCCTAATGCAGTTCGCTATGGACTTATGCAGGGGGTAGATAATCGGTCATTGCTTACAGTTATCCTATCTCGTCAGGCACAGATAAACCGACATCAAGTTAATGAGCATCCAGCTACCCTACCTGATAAGAATAAGTTCACCTCTGATGAACTGCTTAAAGGTTGGACAGATTGGGGATTCTCAGATACCAGTACAGTGCGTAGAGCTATGGGTGTTAATGCCCCTTTATGGGCATCTGGAGATGAGACTAAAGCTGCACGTATGTTAGCTGCACCTTATAATGCAATCCTTGGTTCTAAGTATGCTCAGGCTGTAATGTCTGGTGATGTCTTATCCGATGCAGACGATACAGCGGCAGAGATTAAACTACAAATGGCTGGTGATACAGTGCGTGTAGACAATGGTACAGAAGATGGTATGTTTGTAATGCTATCTAATATGCCAATGAATAAACGCAAAGAAGGTTTAGGTACAACTGCAAATGATATCCTAGCTGAAGCACTGGCTCCTAAAATGAAAGAGTTGGCTGCACAGTATCCGAGTGCTGTAGCTACTGTACTCGATTATGATGAGACTACAGATGCGTTTAACATTATGATGTATGACGCTAGAGGTCAACAGTTTATTGCTGACTCTATTCGTCAGGATGATATCAAACGAGAAGTTACTACATTTCAACAACAATTGAATAACACCTTCGCTCCTAAAGCATGGCAGTCACCTGCTTATGTCCCGGGTGCTGGTGGCATGGTAACTCTAGATACACGTAATACGTGGGGTATCCCAAGCAATCAAGCCTACGATATGATGTCGTGGATTATCCACTTTGAAGGTTATACACCAGAGAAAGGTTTCAGTATATTAGAATCTCAGAATCCTAAGTACTCTAAAGCTTGGAATGATACACCTCAAATGGCAGCTAATAAGTTCTCAGCCTTCATGGAAGATTTCGTGTACCCTAAAGTACATGAACAAATGAAAGGCTATAAGAGACTTCCACAGATTCTTCAGAATAACTTGCGAGTTGTACTTGGAGAGTCAACTTACCATGCCGGTAATTCACAAGCCTTTGGTAAGTATGTTGATAGAATTATTCGAGGAGAAGGCTACAACAACGTGGCCCGAGACTTCCTTAGTTCAAATGAGGCATTCATTAGACAAGGTATGAAACAGAATGGAGAGCCTGCAGAACGTAACCTATTCCGTTTACAGATTCTACAAGATATAGATACCTTCATGAAAGGCCAATAAGGAGAGTATAATGGCTAATATCAGATTACCACTTGAGATGCATACTGCTCCGGTGGATGTACAAACCCCACCAAATCCGAGTGTTTCTGGAATTACACCAACTCCCCTAGTATCATCACCAATGTTGGGGACTTCTAATGAAGTCCCTAATCTTGTTGAACTTAAAAAGAAACCATTAACTAGGGGTGATACAGTAACAGCTACCTTAGCTGAGTCTGTAACAGCCCGTATGCTGCGAGGCCTTGATTACCTGACTATTCCCGCTGAGGAAGGCTTTGATGTGGTTAAGGCACTAGGCCCAAGAGCAGCAGACTATAGTAGAGATGAACTTGCAAGTCTGTATGATGCACGCAGCACTACAGAACTAACTAAACGTATTGCAGCAATACAAGAATCACGAAACAACATGAAGGCTATGGCAGCTAATCCTATTACTGCTATGGCTACCTCTATGCTAGATATTGACGTAGCCATTGGTGGTACAGTAGGTGCTATGTCTAAAGCTAGTCGATTAACACGTATGGCAGCAGCAGCCGTTGAGACTGCAGGTGCTTTGAAATTAGCTTCTGAAGGTGGCCCAATGTCGCAGACTGAGGCCACTCTATGGATGGTAGGTGCAACTCTAGCAGCTATCCCTAATATCCATAAGGCTAAACCTAAAGCTAATGCTGTAGTGCCTCCTATGCGCCCTGACGCGGGGGATATAGTCCCTAGTAAACCTGCACCAACTGCACCAACACTTCCTCATGGAGCAACAGCAGTTGCAGAACAGGCTATGGAGTCTGGTGTGCAGGACATCCTTACTAAGGGACAGGCTGTTCCAGAAGCGCCAACAAAACCTATTAAATATATGATAACCGATGCAGGGGATATCTACTACAAGAATGATGCTGGTAATGTCCAGTTACTAACTGGCCGTATTCCAGATGGTTCAGTCAAGGTAGATATGCTTGATACTAAAGCACCTAATGGAGGCATCCTTGATGCTCCTAAGATGGATACTATCAAAGACCCTGACTATCCTATTAAACCTGTACAGGAAGCTCCCTCAACACCATACGTTAAGCATGGCAATAGCTATGCAACATTAGACGTTGATGGTAACTATCACCTGTATGATGAACCCCCTAAACACGGTATTGAACTCAAGAGTATTGATGAGCTAGAACACACCGTAGATACACCTAATCCACGTATCCCATTTGACATGGGAGATGGGAAGCCACGTAATTATTTCAATACTAGTCCTATGACTGCCACTGTACGAGATGCAGTAGGTGCAGTACTGGCAACAGGTGCTCATTTACCAGAGGACTTGAAGAGGTTAGCAACTTCCCTATTCGATGGGTTAAGTGATGAAGCTCCAATTCCAATGCGCTTCAGTAGCACCTTAGGTGATGAGTTTGGCCCTGAGGTTACAGGTTACTATGAGTACTATGCAACAAGAGCAGGACATGCAAAGGTCAAGGTAGCTCCTGAACGTCTGAATGCTGTACAAGACCTCACAGGCTTTGTAAGGGGATTAGATGTTGAAGAGATAGGAACACTGTTACACGAGGCAACTCATGCTAAGGTGGATAACTCTATCTATGCTGTAGACCAAGGTATACGTGTGTCTAAAGTAGTCCGAGATTCTGTAGACCAATTAAAACGTGTACATGATTATGTGATGCAGATAGGTGGTAAGCTACCTGCTAAATATCTAGATAGTGGAGAGATTGGCTATGCCATGTCTGATATCCATGAGTTTGCAGCACAGGTCTTTAGTGCCCCTGATTTCCGTGAGATGCTGAATAGTATTGAGTGGAAGAACAAACCTATCTTACAACGTATTAAGAAAGCCTTTGTGCATATGATTACCGGACAGCCACTACACAGTGGCGCTATGGATGAAGTAGATAAGGCCTTAACCAACCTGTTTGGTACTAAGACTCGCTATATGACAGATAAAGAACGGTCTAAAATATTTGGTATCATGAAGACTGCTAAATCCCAACACTTCCGTTCATTAGCCAAGACTCCAGCGGGATTCAAAACCGCTATGGAAACTATCAATGGTGCGCTAAGTACATTTGAGGCAATCAAGAATCTCGGCCCTAAGTTCGCTGCACTAGCACCTAAGCTACTCGTAGACTCTACGGGTACTGCTGCTAACTCTGCTGCTCACTATGCAAGAGCAGCGCTTCTACAAGGTAATGTGGGGCATATGTTAGTACAGTCTAGTATGGCTCAAGCGTTGGTACAAGATGGTTGGAATTTATTCAAACGTTTCTTACACCCTATGGAATATCGTAGAGCAGCAAAGTCATTCTCGGAAGAGGTATACAATGCCATTGCTGAGAATGCAGGTCGCTATGCAGATGGTCTTGAAATCCTACCACACAAGAATCCTCTAATACAGAAAGTGTTACAGGACTTCGAAGGCTCTAATTGGGCTAGTGATTGGTTGAAGAATATCAAGGCTGCTGGAGTAGAAGGCGCTTCAGATATCCTAGAGAATCCTTGGTATCTACCACGTTCACATGACTACAACAAGATTGTGGATGCTATGCGTAAGGGATTAGTAACACAAGATGACATCATTGGTATGTATGCAGAACAGTTCAAACGAATATTTGCAGACAGAGGGATGGAAGACGCAACAGCTAAAAAACTAGGTAAGCAGATGTTCAAGAATATCCAAGACCGTGGCCTAGGTACTACTGATTGGCGTAGTGGGATTGCGGGTATGGGTTTTGATGATATCCGTGATGCACTGGAACATGCAGGTGTAAGCGAAGAGCAGATTAAACAGTTCTTGGGTGAAGCACAGCAAGCTGGTAAGGAAGCAAATAAACCTACCAATCTTCGCAGACGTATGGATTTTGATATGACTATGCCCTACATCACCAAGCAAGGCCGTACAATCAATATGGACATGTTTGTTCGTAAGGACGTGGCTTCTAGTATGGAAGGCTATGGTAGACGCATGGCAGGCCGTGTAGGACTTGCAAAGGCGGGTTATCCTGACCTGAGAACCTTAGATGCTGGTATTACCAAAGCACTTCAAGAAGTTACTGGAGATATGAAAGTAGCTCGTGAGCTTGTGGATAATACTATTAAGCATTTACTTGGTATGCCTACAGGTGAACGTGTACCTGATTTATTCCGTACTGTCAATATCTTATCATCTGCTACCAACCTTGGTAACTCTGGTATATTTCAGTTAGCTGACTCTGCACTTGTAGTTCAGGAGTATGGTCTACTCAAGACTATCAAAGCATTAATGCATACGAAGTTCGGTCGTAATGCTTTAGAACTTGCAAGGTCTCCTGAGTTTGGCTCACGCTTTAAAGACGTGCTGGAAGGTAACTTAGTACTGCAGGGTATGTATCGTCCACTGCTAACCCACCTTGATGATAACTTCGAAGTGGCGCACATGGCAGAGTTTCACCAGTTAATTCAACACCTTGGGCAGAACACTCGCTTTGCCTCTGGACTTGAGTTCGTCCGTAGAGGACAGGTTAAATTGGTGGCTGGTATGATTGCAGACTCTTTAGAGGGCGCTATCAAAGGTAGTGCGGATGACATCAACATTCTGAAACGCTATGGTTTAACCGATGATATACTGGCGAAAGTAAAGGCAGCTAGGGAGGTTATTCCTGATATCCGTATGTGGGATAGAGGACTAGTACTGGATGTCAATGCAATCCTCACCAATGCTGCAGACGCACTCGTACTGGAGAATCGTTTAGGCGATATCGCTCCGTGGTTACAGTTCAGTTCTGTAGGTAAAGTTATCATGCCTTATCTATCCTTCGTGTCTGGTGCATGGAATAAACTGCTCCGTAGACGTTATAGAATGGATGGATTCCAAGGAGTGATGATGAGTATGGCGTACCAAATGCCTGCTGCTGTGTTGGCCTCTGCTGCTAGTATGGAGATTAGAGGTAAGGAGTTAGATGCGCAGAAAGTAGTAGCTAAGGCGATAACTCAGACGCCTATCACAAGCTGGTTTGGCTATGCTGTAGATTTCCTTACACAAGGCCCAGCTAACAGCATTGCTGCACTCAGTATTGCAGATAAGTCATACTCTGCTATGAAGAGTATCCTTCAGGGTAAACCAGACGCAGAGAAGATTATCAATGCTATGCCTTGGATATCCTTGATACCACCAGTCAAGATGTATGGTGCAACTATTAACGAAGACGAGGAGACTAAATAATGTACTCGGTTCAAACATCAACATCCAACGGTACATTAGATAGGGTAGTAATTGGCATTGAGTTTATTGACGTATCACACATTCACGTATACCGAAGCGACGACCCTGATGAGTTAGTCGAAGGAGTAGACTTTACGTGGGATGGTGTGATTGCTATTGACTTCCCTAGCGTGATACCTAATGGTGTTGTAGTAACTATATTAAGACGTACAGTATTCGACGAGATACTGAACCTATTTGCGGGTGGTGCCCCGTTTCTAAGAGAAGCACTAGATGAGAACTTTACTCAGGTATTGTACATTGCTCAAGAAACAGCGGAGTCGGGTATTACACTCGACTTCTTCCGTTACATTAATATGAATAACAATCAGATTAAGAGCCTTGGTGCACCTACCGCTAGTACGGATGCTACCACTAAAGCGTACGTAGATGCTGTGGATACAGACCACGAATCCAGACTTGATTATCTGGAAGCGCGTGTCCCTACGGCTATTGTGGATTACACAGCTACCGCTGTAGGTGGTAATAGTTCTTGGAGTCCCCCATACACATTCACACAATGTTTATTCATGGTAGATGGTGTAGTGCAAGTTCCGGGTATTTCCTACAATGTTGTGGCAAATACAATCCAATTGATTGGTTGGACTTTCGCATCTGGCTCACGCCTACACGCTCACATCTATGCTATATAGGAGTAATTTATGAGTAAGTCAGCAAAGCGGAATGCGCTTGAAGAACTCCATAAAATGCTTGCAGAAACATTAACTGAAGATTTAAGACAGGCTAAGGAGGATGGTATTCCATTACCAGCAGCTAACCTTAATGCTATCAGACAATTCTTAAAGGACAATGATATCACTGCAGATATCGAAGCTGAGGATATGGCAGAACTCCACAGTGAGTTTGAACAAGAAATGGCTGCAGCACGACAACGTAAGCGTGATGCTGTTTCTAATGCCTTGAGTGATGACGATATGGAGCGTCTTTTACAATAGAGGTTTTATGAGTTTATACTATTTAGCTAAACATTTCATGGCTCGTAAGATAGCCCAATTCGGTGTATACTTTCTAGGTGTGGTAAGTCTATCAGACCCTGAGTATTTATCTGCAGTGGGTGTTCTTTACCAATGGTTGGTGGATGATACATTTGCAAGTGATGAGGAGCGTTGGTATAAATTCAATACTCCAACTGACTGCCCTATACAAATCATTCACCGTATTATGATGCCACAGTTATCAGGCTGTTCTTATGAAGTATATGATAGTGTTACTGGGGGGATTCTAGGTGTTACACCCGAATCTTTACGAAGGAAAAATCCCGAAGTAGGTAGAGTCCCCACTACAGAAATACTTCAATACACAGCTAATCCCACTGGTGTTCTTAAAGTTGATACTCCAATTTATATTGGGGAGGGCGGTGTTACACCAGCATCTAAACCGGGAGGTACTAACTCACGAGAGGAAGGTTTCCAACGTTATCCTGCTAATTCCGTAACTTATGTACGTATTAAAAATACTTCTGGTTCTAGTAATAGGATAGTAATGCGTATGGCCTTCGCTGAGTTGGATGCCGTAATACTTAAAGAGGAATAACATGAAACAGAAGACTATGGATAGGCTCAAACTCCTCTATACTCGAATAGAGAAGTACAAGCACACGCCACAGAAGATTCCTAAACAGGAACGTGAAGAGTTGGCTATGATGTTCGCCAGTACCTTCCATGAGTTTAGTGAGTTTGCAGAACTAGGCATGGCCTTCTTGGGCTTTAAATTAACTGAGATGCAACGGGATATTGCAGAGTACATGCAGCATGGCCCACGTAAGAGTATGGTCTCTGCGCAGCGTGGGGAGGCTAAAAGCACACTTGCTGCCCTCTTCTCAGTATGGTCATTAATACAAGAGCAATCCTACCGTGTTCTCATCGTATCAGGTGGTGAGAAACAAGCATCGGACGTTGCTATTCTGGTCATTCGTTTACTTGAAACATGGCCGTTATTATGTTGGCTGAAGGCAGACCCTGCCCGAGGCGACCGTACGTCTAACGAGAGTTATGATGTGCACTGCGATTTGAAACCAATTGATAAGTCAGCCTCCATTGCATGCGTGGGTATTACCGCACAGTTGCAGGGAAAACGTGCTGACCTCCTAATCCCTGATGACGTTGAAACTACTAAGAACTCTCTCACCCAAGTTCAACGTGAGCAACTCCTTTTATTAACCAAGGAGTTCGCAGCCATTAATACCCATGGGAAGACTCTCTATCTAGGGACACCGCAAACGAAGGACAGTATCTACCGTACACTGTCCACTCGTGGGTATGAAGTACGTGTATGGCCGGGGCGTATTCCCACTGTGGAAGAAGAAGAGCGTTATAATGGTGCGCTTGCTCCAATGATATTAGATATGATTGAAAGAGGATATGCGCGTACAGGCTTTGGCTTGGACGGAACCAAGGGCGAGGTAACAGACCCCGGGCGATACACAGAAGATGACTTAATTGAGAAAGAGATTGACTTTGGGCCAGAAGGATTCCAGTTACAGTATATGCTGGATACTACTCTGACTGATGCATTACGAACTCGTATTAAACTATCTGACTTAGTGTTTGCCGACTTCTCCCATGAAGCTGCTCCAACCAGTGTATGGTACGCTGCAGTTCCTCAATACAAGATAGCAGATGTCCCTACCCTATTGAATGGGGCAGTGCTGTATAGCGCTTCCGGGGTATCTGATATCACCCTACCCTATCAACATAAGATAATGCAAATTGACCCTGCAGGTTGCGGGGGTGACGAGGTAGCATTCTCCATTCTTGGAGCATTGAACTCATATATTCATCTTATGGCTGTAGGTGGTTTGCAAGGAGGTTTATGCGAAGAGAATTGTAATACACTGATAGACTATATGGTTGAGTTCGGTGTTAAAGATATCGAAGTGGAAGCTAACATGGGACATGGTACAGCTAGTATGCTGCTCATGAATGCTTTGCATAAACGCGAGATTAAGGATATAGGTATCACCGATAAGTACGCCACAGGTCAAAAGGAACGGCGTATTATTGACCTTATAAGTCCAGTTACAAGACGTCATAAGCTGATTGTTCACCAGCGTGCTCTTGATATGGATATGGAGTATTGCTCAAGATATCCTATGGATAGACGAGCTCTCTATAGCTGTTTCAATCAGTTTGCTAACATAACTTATGAACGCAACTCCCTTCCCAAAGACGACCGTGCTGACTCCGTGGCAGGCGGTATTATGAAATTACAAGGATACCTTGAACAAGATGAAGACAAGACAGCTAAACGCATTGCAGCAAAAATAGCTGCTGACTTCATGGCGAATCCAATGGGGTATTCTAAAGAAGTCCAACAACCTAAGAAACCAAAACGTCTAGGACGTTATAATAGGAGATAAATATGAGCTATGTTACCGGCTTAACTAATGCGCAGTTACAAGATGCACGAGATGCAGCTATTCGTCTGCAGCAATCACTCCAGCAGTTTGCTCAGGGTACTGTCACTGAGACTACTGCATACACTAACTTCAGTACTGAATTGAACGCTTTAGTAGATGCATTAGCAGTTACTATGGATGGTACTTTAGTAGTCGATGGTGAGACCCTGACAGGTGTTACACCTTCTGGTTCATACTCTACTACAGTTACCTTTACAGTAACAGCAGGTGCTATCACTGCTATTGCTTTGTCATAGTGGGAGGCTACCTATGGATGACCCTGCTAAACTAAATGAGATATACAGGCACATAGGTGGCTTAGAATCCAAAGTGGATACCCTGCAGAATAAAACAGAAGACCATGGAAGGCGTATCACCGTACTAGATACTACGATGACTAACGTACTAGAGGAATTAAAGAAAACTAACTCCTCTTTGGATTCTATGAAAGAAAACCTAAGTGGGTTGAATGAATTAACAGATATCAAGAATCACGTTATACAGGTAGGTACTGTACTAACAGCCGCATTCAGGGTTGTTAAGTATATCAGTCTTGTAGGTGGTCTTGGTGTAGCAGCTTATTCCTCTTTCAAGACAGGGGATTTACCCTCCTTTATTGCTTACTTGAAGGAGGCAGTAGGAGTACTATTCTAATGAACATTAGTGAATTAGGTAAGGCTTGGCTGATGAAGGAAGAGGCAGTACGCCTCTTTCCATACAATGATAAGACAGGTCGTAGAATAAATAAGTGGAACCCCAACGCCACTATCGGGGTAGGTTACTTAATCCCTGAGAATGAGTGGGAACGATTCTCCCAAGGTATTACAGAAGAAACAGCGCTACACCTCATGGATAACACGCTGCTGCGTTTTGAGAAGTCCATTAATACACACCTATTGGTTGGTGTTACACAAGCACAGTTTGATGCCCTGTGCGTCTTCTGTTACAACGTAGGTACTACAGCATTCGAGAATAGTTCAATGCTGAAGATGATTAATAAACAAGTTGGTAGTCGCTACCCTACCCTAAAAGATGCATGGTTAGCATATTGCAAAGACGATGGTAAATTCAGTCAGGGTTTATACAATAGACGCACCCGAGAATACGCGGTATTCTCCTGTGGATATGTGAGGACAACATGGTAAAGAAAGAAGGTTCTAAGTGGGTAGTACGTAGTACCACCGGTAAGAAGTTAGGGGAACACCCAACCAAAGCTAAGGCGAATGCACAGTTACGTGCAATCGAAGCTAATAAACATAAATAAGTGAGGCGTTATGTCAGCTACCAAGGTAACAATACCTTTAATGGAAGTTGCAGCATTCGCTGGTACACTGTTAACTGCTGCTACTGCTGCTCAAGCACGTACAGCATTGGGCACAGATAATGCCTCAAACTTAACAAGTGGCACAGTAGACGATGCTCGTCTTCCAGATACTATTACATCCAGTGTTACGGGTAATGCTGGCACAGCAACTAAACTACAAACTGCCCGTACCTTATCCCTTAATGGAGATGCTACAGGCACCTCCTCTCCCTTTGATGGTTCAGCTAATAACTCTCTGACCATAGTCTTAGGTAATTCAGGTGTATCCGCTGGTGCCTATGGCTCAAACATTAATATTCCAACTATCACAGTAGACGCTAAAGGACGTGTAATTAGTGCCTCAGTTAATGCTGTGCGTACTGCCAGTACCACTCAGACTGGTGTAGTTCAGTTAAATACAAGCACAGGCAGCACAAGCACCACTGAAGCCGCTACACCAAGCGCAGTGAAGACGGCGTATGACATCGCTGTAGCAGCCATACCTCTAGCTCAGAAGAGCGTAGCGAACGGCGTAGCCCCATTAGACGCGACAGGTAAGGTTCCTGCTGCAATGATTCCAGTAGAGGGCGCTGCAGAGCTCATTATATACGCAGATTATGCATCATTACCTGTAACAGGCCTTGATTATCGGACTTGGAATGACAAGCGTATTTATGTTTGGCTCACAGATGCCTATTATGAGGTCTCACCTGTACAAGATAATGCACCATCAGCTACTAAATTGGAAACAGGTCGCACTATCTCGGTATCTGGTGATGCTACTGGTACATCCCCTACTTTTGATGGTACAGGAAACGTAACTATTCCAGTTGCAGTAGTGAATGATAGCCATAATCATAGCTCTGCAACCATTACGGACGCCACTTCAGCGAATACTCCAAGTACAATTGTTAAACGTGACACTGCTGGTAACTTCTCAGCGAATGTAATCACAGCGAACTCATTCAATGGTAATGCTGTAACAGCTACTAAGTTCGCTACTGCACGCCAAATCAATGGTGTGAGCTTCGATGGTACTGCAAATATAACTGTATATGACAACACGAAGCAGGCAGCAAACTCGAACTTAACTGTATTAAGTGGAATTACACCAGCAACAGACAAGTTCATCTACTTTACGGATGCTACTACACCTGCAATGGGTACAATCACTCCGTATGCTCGCACTATCTTAGATGATGTAGATGCAGTATCCGCAAGAACTACCCTTGGGGCACAGGCTGCAGACGCAACATTAACTGCAATGGCAGGTGTTGATACGAACGTAGATAAAATAATCTACTTCACAGGTGTAGATGCTGCATCATCTTGTGTATTGACATCCTTTGCACGTACTCTCTTAGATGATACGACTGCAACTGCTGCCCGTACAACATTAGGTGCACAGGCTTCGCATAGCCGATTGTCTAATCTAGCTGCAGTAGTAAATGTTAGCGGTTATAGATTATTAACTGCTACAAGTAATTATGGGGTAGCTGCATATACTATCACGTATGACTGGTTCGGTCTGTTTAGTCAAACACCTATAAATGCGTTAGAATCAATAGGTGTGCTGACCTTATCTAACTATAAAGCCAGTATTGGTATTGGGGTTGTTGGTGAACAAGTACTTTTCGCAGATACTATTGAAGAAGTACAGGCTATGCTAGGTTTAGAACCACCTACCACACTATTTGAGGATATTGGAGTTCCCGGTGAATTTGGATTTGGTGTGGGTATTACAGCTAGTCCACCTACTGGATATACAGAAACTGAAGGTTGTCGCTTCCCACATTCTAGTCAGTATGGTAATTACGTCAATACATACGGTGATATTAGTGTATGGGTTCCAAAATTCTATGCACGTATTGGTCATGTAGATAACCCTACTTATAGTACGCATGGTTTACAGAGTGTTGATATCGTACCTGCGAGCACCTATGCTAATAGAGCAGCGGCTGCAGTCGATGGTTACTTCCTACCACGTGCATTCATTAATGCTAGTACTGAAAAGTCTGGTATAATGATTGATAAGTACTTTGCTTCTGCAAGTGGTGATGGTATTGCGCATAGTAAAGCTTTAGTGCTACCTGTTCAAGCAGACCCTAGTTATAGTGAAGGGTATGGTTATACACTAATCAATGCTGCATTTGAAGATACTATGGATTACGCCTTCCCTATTGCTAAGACTAGAGGTTCTGGTTATTTCCCATGTAATACGTTTGTACACTCAATGCTTGGACTTATAGCACAAGCACATGCTCAGGCGAGCGTTAATGACTATGCATGTAAGTGGTGGGATGCCGCAGGAACTAATACCTTTATTAAAGGACAGGAAACACAGGGCTTGTATACTAATGACCCTGATGATACTTCCTTGACATGGGCTAATGACTCATACTATACTCACCTCACATTGTTAGGTACTTGTAACCATCCAGCTAAGGTATCTCATAACGGTCAACTTAATGGTATTATGGATGTATGCGGTAGTTACAATAATGTAGCTATTGGTAGTAATATGATGGAAGCTGCTCGCTTGACTGCATCTAATATATCTAATACTAATCCAGTAGAAGTAACAACTACTGTAGCTCATGGTCTTGTTACTGGAGATGTTGTAAAAGTGTATGTGGGGTCATCCTTTGGTTTAACTAATCAAGGTTGGCATGTTACTGTAACAAGTACCACAACCTTCACAATAGATTACGATGCCTCTGGAAATGGTGCACCTTCAGCCGGGTCTGTATACACATACAAACACTGGATTCTAAAAGAATCTGTGGATGTTACTATGTTCACAGAGGGCACTTCTGATGCTACATCTTTCTTGAATACAGCGAATCTAAGTACTTACTTTAATTACTATACACATCCATTCTATGGAGACAATACAGAGGATGTGTATGTAGGGGTGTCTGGAGAACAGATATACTCAAGCGATAGCTCTGGTGCTGATTTTGAAATGTGTGCTGCTATGTGGCCTATGAGTGATAGTACTAATATTACACAGCTAGATATAGAACCTATGTATACTGATGCTATTATAAGTACTCGTAATAGTAGCAGCTACAGACTAGAGATTCCACTTACAGGTGCAGGGTACAATGGGTATAGTGATGAGGGTTGGAGTATGTTCAGTATGTACTTATCAATGTACTCAGATACGTGGTATCCATACGCTGTGCGTTGCTGTACGTATGCGTAATAGGAGGTGTTATGATTTATAAAGTCGAGGCTAAGGGAAACGTCCACCGTAAGTACAATTTCCCTGAAGAGACGAAACGTGTACTCAAGACTCCAGAGTTCAAGTACTACTACGTGCCTGATGATAAGACTGAGGGGGTAACAGCCCCCTTAGCTACTGAAGATGAGGTCAAGAGTATCAAGAATCTCAGTAGTGTTAGTACTGGTAGTGATAAGCTCACTGCTGATGAGATACGGAAGCAGTACTCGCTAGAGGAAGAGTTGCGTTGTCTACGTCTCGGTAGAGGCACTGAAGAGTTCAGATTGTACAATGAGTACGTCGAGCAGTGTGTTGCTCAGGGCAAAGCTCGCAAGCGGAAGTTCGGTCTGTAGTTCAGTCTGTAGTTCGGCTTGGAGTGAGCTGCTAGATTTTTTCAGAATGATTTTTTGTTGTAGTAGTGCGTGGGTGTCCCTCCACCTTTGAGGCCTGCGATTCCCCCCATCGGGGTCTCGCACACGCACACGCGAACGGGCGCACACACGCGTACACACGCGCGTAGCCTGCGCGTAGCGCACGTACGCGAGCTTTCAGGACGCAGGCGCACGTGTGCACACGCTCACGCACGTACACGCTCACGTACACACGCGCACAGGCACGCTCACACGTGCACGCACGCAGGCGCGGGGAGGAGGTTTGCTTGCCTTCTTTCGCCTTCTTTCGCATCGCACCCTAGCACACTCTCACACTCTCACACTCTCAGGGCGCAGGCGTACACACACGTACACGTACACGCACGTGATAGACTCACACTCTACGCTTGTCAACGTACTAACTTACTGTGTATTCATACATACTGTACATACTGTACATACTGTACATACTGTACATACTGTACATACTGTACATACAACCAGTTCCAATCAAGGTGTAGTGTGACTTGTATCACACTCCCGCTTTCCCTGTGCTTCCCTAGGGGCTCCGACCATTACAGGTCGGGTCGCTCGGGACT